CGACGATCAATGTGAACGACCGCCGGCTGACCGGCCCGTCCGGAAAGAGCGCAGCAGCTGCTGCCAATTCCGGCGCGGCGCCGAACCTGCATATCGCGACCGTGGACGGCACGCGCGTGCTCTGGGTGACGGACGAGACAACCGACCAGGTGGTGACGGCACCGAACCCGGTCGACTTCCCCCAGGTGATTCTGGATTCCCCTCAGCCCTAAAGGCCGGCCGTGCAATTGACTTCAACGTTCACCGCCGGCGAGGTTCAGGCAGACGGGCGCTTCTATGTCAGGGAGACGCACACGGCCAGCAATGGCCAGGTGATCCAGCCCGAGTACCTCTGCGACGGCACGCTCGACCCGCAGCTGGTGTTAGAGGAGCGCGCCAAGGTCATCGTGGCAACGCTGCGCGCGCGCGAGGCTGCGCGTCTCGCCGTGGTCGGTACCGAAGTGCCGTGGACCAAATTCGAGTACTTGGAAAGGTTCACGCCTGCCGAGCGCCTGGCCGTGCGGGCGCGCGCCAAAGCCGATCCTGTCGTAGAAGATTTCATGGAACTGATGAACGCCTCCGGTGGCATCTACCCGTCGCTGGCCAGGCCCGGGCTGCAGTACCTGGCATCGGTCGGCATCCTGTCGTTTGATCGAGCTACCGAAATTGGGGGCGGAGCGTGACTGACTTCTTCATTAAGCCGACAGGCAGCGACGCCAGTGACGGCCTCTCCTGGTCTACGGCCAAGGCAAGCTTGGCTGGCGCGCTGGCGATCCCGCCTGCGGCCGGAGACCGCGTGTTTCTATCGAGTACATTGCTGGACAATGGCAGCACCACGGCGCGCACCCTTGCTTCTCCGCTGGGGCCATCCGCGCCATTGCAAATCTATAGTGTGGAAGAAGGCTTGCCGCCGACGGCCGTGAAGCCGGGCGCGACGCTCAAGAACACCGGCGCGGCGAGCCTGACCATGCAGGGGTCGTTTGCTGTCTACGGGCTGACCTTCACCCTCGGCAGCAGTAGCTCGTCGTCGACACTCAACCTGGGTACTGGCATCTCAACCGACGTTATCCAGGCCTACAACGAGTGCACCTTAGAGCAGATTGGAACCGGCAACTCGAGTACCGTCCAGCTTGGATCAAGCAGCAGCAGCAACACCGCCCGCTCGCGCTTCCTCTGGAACAACGTCGCCGTCAAATTTTCGCAGGCAAGCCAGGGCATTCTTGCCCTGCAAGAACTTACCTGGCGCGGCGGGTCCGTTGTGCCAGGAAGTCTGTGCACGGCCCTGCTGCGCAATTCCATCGCGGGTCGCGGCATGGCCGTACTGGTGGAAGGCGTCGACCTGTCGGGTTTGCCGGCCGCCGCGGACCTGATTAACGGCGGCCTCGCCGCCGGCCGCATCCTGATTCGCAACTGCCGCTTGCCGGCCAGCTGGACTGGCCAACTGGTGCAGGGGGTGATCGATCCTGGCTTTCGCGCCGAGATGCACAACTGTGACTCCGCCGGGACAAACTACCAGATGCGGGTGGCCGCCTACACCGGCGTGATCTGGTCCGATACCGCCATCGTGAAGACGGGTGGTGCCAGCGATGGGGTGCAGGGCTTCTCCTGGCGCATGGAAACCAACGCCAACCCGACACCCGGCCAGGTGGGCCTGGAGTCCTGTGAGCTCAACTACCCGAGCAGCGCCGTCGGCGCGCCAGTGACGGTGTCCATCGACGTCATCTCGAACAGCCCCACGCCGCTGACCAACGCCGACGTGTGGCTGGAGATCCAATACCTGGGCACGGCAGGGGGCCCCAAAAGCAGCTTCGCGCGCGCTCGTGTGATGCCGCTGGCCGCGCCGGTTGCGCACCCGGCCAGCGCCGCCGCCTGGAGCGGCGCCTACACGCAGAAGCAGCGTCTGGTATCGGAGCCCTTCACGCCGCTCATCGCCGGCGTCCTGCAGTGCAAGCTTACGCTCGCCAAGCCGAACACCATCCTGTACGTCGATCCCAAGCTGCAGGTGATCTGATGGCGCAGCGCCTGATTCCCGGCTTCGGCTATCTGGACGATTCCACCGCTGGCCAATACCTGATCCCAGGCTCTGGCTATATCGATGTGCCGGCAGCTGGTGGCGCCCTCCATCTGGCCGCCGCTGCCACAGTGCGGCGCATGTTTTCCCCGGATGCGGCGATCGGCCAGCGGCATGCGCTCGCCGCGGCCCCGACCGCCACGCGCGTCAGCAGCCCGGCGGCGATGATCGCGCAGCGGCATGTGGTCGCTGCCGAGCCGGCCGCGCTTGTGCGCTCGAGCAGTGCTGTGGCGATCGCGCAGCGTCACCAGCTGGGCGCCGGCCCGGCGGTGCTGCGCCGTGAGTTCGCCGATGTCGCCCTCAACACCGGGCAGGAAATCAGGCACGCGCTTTCGGTGGCGGTGGTCGCACTCGCACGCACCTCGCCTGGCGTGGCACTTGGCCAGCGGCACGTGCTCGCTGCCAGCCCCTCGGCGCTTGGACGCAGCAGCACTGCCGGCGCGATCGCGGTGCGCCACGCCGTCCAGGTGGAGGCTGATGCGTGCAGGCGTATCAGCAGCGCGGGCAGCATCCGGCAAAGCCACGGTGTGCTGGCTGCCGGTACCGTCCTGCGCCGGATTGCCCCAGGCGTGTCCCTGCCCGGAGCAACGCTGGCCAAGTTCCTGCACCACATCTACCAGGTACCTGCCGAGCGCCGTATCCTCATGGCAGCGCGCGAAGTCCGTACCTTCCGCGCGCGTGCCTGAAACGCCTTTCACCACAATCAACTGATCTGCCCACCATGCGCCCAGAAACCTACTTTGTCATCAATGGCCAGCCGACGATTTACAAGAACCCCGGGGCGCGCCTGCTCTATGGGATCGGCCTGGCGGACTGGCTTGCCGAAGCGGGGACCACGCTTGAAACCGTCACTGCAGAAGCTACGGGTGTCGTGATCGATGGTGCTCCCTTCATCCTGGGGGATGTCGTGTGCGCGTGGATCCAGGGCCTGGACGAGCGCGACGGCGCCGTGAACAAGTGCGTGTTCAACTTCACGTGCGCTGACGGGAAGAGCGGCGACTCGCGCTCGATCTACTTCAAAAAGCGGCCAGGTTAACCGCTGGAAAAGTTGTCTCAGTTTTCCGAGAATTGAGACAGGGAAATCCGCATCATGCGGATATGCCGACACCTAACACACCGCCGCCTGCGAGCAGATCCGACACTGATCCGCGCGCCATGCCCGCGCTCAGTCGCGGAGCAGAACTGGTTCCGACCACGTTCAATGAAGCCGACAATACCGTTGAGGTCGTCTGGACCACCGGGTCCAGCGTGCGCCGCTACGACTGGTACAACGACACGCCCTACGACGAGGTGCTCGAAGTCACCCCTGAAGCGGTGGACATGGCGCGCTTCACCGCCGGCACGGTCCAGGTGCTCGACAACCACCGGATGCACGGCGGCGTCGCTTCGATCCTCGGTATCGCCCTGAATGGCGCCATCGCGAATGGCGAGGGCCGTGCCACGCTGCGTCTGTCCACGCGGCAGGAGGTTGCCGGCATCGTCGCCGACATCAAGGCCGGAATTATCCGCGCCATCAGCTTCGGCTATCGCGTCACCAAATACGAGATCACCCGGGCCATCGACCGTACCGATGGCGTCAACTGCCCTATGTACCGGGCCGTCGCCTGGGAGCCGTACGAAATCAGCTTCGTTACCGCGCCGGCTGACGCCGACGCCAGCACGCGCAGCGCACCGGCCAACGGCACGCCGTGCGAATTCATTACCCGGGCGCCCGCCCAATCGTCTGTCCCACCCTCACAGGAAACTCCTATGCCAATGAACCAAGAGGGCGCACCGAACCCAGCGCCTACCGAAGTAACCCGTGCCGCCGCTCCAGCCGCCCCCGCAGTTGCACCTACCGCAGCGGCCCCAGCGAACCCACCGGCCGACGATGCCGCAACGCGCGCTGCCAACGAAGCCGCTGCCCGTGCCGCCGAGATTACCGAAATGTGCACCCGCCACAGTGTCGGCCACCTGGCTGCCGGCCTGATCCGCGGAGGCAACTCGGTCGACCAGGCCCGCTCGGCCGTGCTGGAAGAACTGGCGCGTGGCGACGCCGCAGCTGGCGGCCACCATAACACCCGTATCCAGGTGGTCACCGACGAGCAGCAAGTGCGCGTGGCCGGTATCGAAGAGGCGATGATGCACCGCATCCACGCCGGCACCAAGCTGACCGACAACGGCCGCCAGTACCGTGGTATGACCTTGCTGGAAATCGGCCGCGACTTCCTGGAAGCGCGCGGTGTTTCGACCCGGGGCATGGACAAGCTGCGCCTGGCCACCGAGGTCCTGCACTACCGTTCGGGCATGCACGGTACCAGCGACTTCGCCAACATTTTCTCCAACGTCGCCGGCAAGCGCATGCGCGCTGCGTACGAAGAAAACCAGGGTACCTATACCCAATGGGCCCGCCGCGCGCCGAACGCACCGGACTTCAAGAACATCAACATCGTGCAACTGTCGGGCGCTCCCGAGCTGCTGCAGACCAACGAACATGGCGAGTTCAAGTACGGCACTATGACGGACGCCGGTGCGAGCTACGCGCTGGTGACCTACGGCCGCATGGTCGCGCTGACCCGCCAGGCGATCGTCAACGACGACTTGCGCGCATTCGACCGCCTGGTCTCCGCCTTCGGTGCGAGCTCGAGCCGCCTGGAAAACCGCCTGGTGTACAGCCAGCTGACCGCCAACCCGAACATGGGCGACGGTAAAACGCTGTTCCACGCCGACCACGGCAACCTCGGTACCGGTGCTCCCTCGGCGCTGCAGCTGAGCGCGATGAAGGCTGGCCGCACCGCGATGCGCCTGCAGAAAGGCCTCCAAGGCGAAGAGCTGAACCTGGCCCCGAACTTCCTGATCGTCCCGGCCTCGCTCGAGCAGGACGCCTACCAGCTGACCAGCTCGAACTACGTGCCGGCCAAGCAAGGCGACGTGAACGAATTCCGCAGCGGCGGCCGCACCTCGGTCGAGCCGATCGTCGAGCCGATCCTGGACGCTTCGAGCGCGACGGCCTGGTACATGGCAAGCAACAACAGCCAGATCGACACCGTCGAGTACTGCTACCTGGACGGCGCCGAAGGCCCGGTGATCGAGACCCAGCAGGGCTTCGAGATCGACGGCGTCACCTTCAAGTGCCGCCTGGACTTCGCCGCCAAAGCCGTCGATCACCGCGGCCTGTACAAGGGCGCCGGCGCGTAAGCGCGGCTACCTCCACGAACGCTTAGGAAAACAACATGCGAAACAAAGTTCAAAAGGGCAACGTCATCACCGTTGCCGCTCCCTACGCCGTCACCAGTGGTGCTGGCATGCTGGTCGGTGCGCTGTTCGGCATCGCCGCCGGCGACGCGGCCAACGGCGCCCAGGTCGAGATCGACCGTGAAGGCGTGTTCGACATCGCGGCCGTCACCGCCGATACCGGTGCTGTTGGCGTTAAGGTGTACTGGGACAACGCGGCCAAAAAGATCACCACCACGGTCGGCTCGAATACCCTGGTCGGTTGCCTGACGCAGGCCAAGACCGGCACCGACACCACGGCCCGCGTCTGCCTCGACGGCGTGATCCGCTAATCGGCCAGGCATGAACTTCGCTGCTCTCGAATCCGTGGCCAACGCCGCCGTGCTGCGCCACCTGGCAAACGCCCAGGTGCGCGTTGCGGGCGTGACGGTCCCGGGGATCTTCTCGAAGCCTGCCAGTGTCGTTGGCACCGGCCCGGGAGCAGCGGATACGAGTCCTACCGTCAAGCTGGCGAGCGCTGGTCTGCCCGCTGACCCAGTGGACCAGCCGATTGAGATCGACGGCATCCCGTATCTGGTCGTGGATCACGCGCCGGATGGCACGGGAATCTCGGTCCTTACCGTCGAGTGCACGCAATGACGACCGCGTTTTCGGCAATCGTCGCTGCCGTGATCGAGAAGCTGTCGGAAGCGCCGCCTGTGTGCGATGCGAAGGCAATTTATCGCGCACGCTGCGGCGCCATCCCGGACCAGTTCGACCAGGCGGTCAGCGTGCAATTCGAGCGCAGCACCCCGATCGCAGCTGCGATCTCAGGCGCGCCCATCGACTGGAGCTCGATCATCACGGTCGAGTGCTTCGCACGCACCGTCGTCGAGAGCGGCGACCTTGCGGTCGATCCGCTGCTCGAGGCGGTGTTCGCGCGGCTCGCCGAGGACACCACGTTGGGCGGCCTGGTCGGCGACCTGGCCATTGCCGGCGTCGAAGCGGAGAACACGGCCGAGGGCAAGAAAACCGGCTGGGTGCGCATCACCTACGTGGCCGACCACCGAACCAACAACTCAACCCTGAACTGACATGAATAACAAAAATCCGCAGGACCCCCGGCCGATTCCGCCACTGCCTGGCGGCGGCTCCTGGAGCTTCGACGAGGCCAAGTGGGACTGGGTCTCGAACGACCCGGCGCCGGAGGCCGTGCCGTCGCAGCCTGTCGCCATCCCTGAAACCCCTTCCGCCAAGCAGGAGTAAGCATGCCGCGCTATCCCAAGAATTCCGTCGTCACCGCGAAAGCGCAAGTAACTGCGGGCACCGATGCGGCGCCGACCGGCGCGGCAAATGCGGTTCTCATCAAGGATGTATCCGTGACGCCGCTGGACGCGCAGAACATCTCGCGTGATGTCATCCGTGGTTCGTTCGGCGGCAGCGAGCAGCTGGTCGGGCCGGCCAGCGTCAAGCTGAGCTACTCGGTCGAGCTCGCCGGTTCCGGTACCGCCGCGACGGCGCCGGCCTGGGGCGTCCTCCTGCAGGGCTGCGCCGCTGGCGAAGGTTTGCTGACGACCCCCGCGCGCGTCGAATACAGCCCGGTGTCGAGCGGCATGAAGGCGCTGACCCAGTACTTCTACGACGATGGCGTGCTGCACAAGCTGCTCGACTCCATGGGCAACTGCACCTTGTCGGCGAAGGTCGGCGAGATCCCGACGCTGAAGTTCGAATGGGTGGGCGT